AGTGGCTTGATAAATACCTCAAGGTAAACGTTACGGCAAAGCTGACCATGATAGCCTCTGTGGTTATGTCGTGGAGATGTGCTGAGTGGTTCATGAACTTACCAGACCCGACAACAGCACAGTCGGCGTTCGTATCGGTTATCATGGGTGTAATGACAGGTATATACGGCTTGTATCTAGGTAGAGAAGCGAAGGGTAAGTAGCATGGCAGGACCACTGTTAACAATAGGCACTAGAGTAGTTGCAGGAGCAGCCTCTGCGCTTTATAATTCTATAACAGGCGCATCAGAAGCACACGCTCCCACTACAACTCTTGATGACGACCTTAGAAATAGAAAGCCTCTTAAACGTCCTAAACATAAAGGACGAAAAGCCAACTCTTCTGCGGAGAAGTCCGGATGAACTACGACCGCAGCGCACTAATTGACCAGCTAATCCTGCACGAAGGCTTGAAGCTGCACGTCTACAAGGACCACCTAGGCATCGACACAATCGGTGTAGGTCGTAACTTAGAGGACCGTGGCATTACCGATGGCGAACTGGCCTTCATGAGTATGCTTCGCACAGAGATTTACGAGCAGGGCATTACAGAGGCCAACGCTCGTTTTCTTTTAGCTAACGACATAGACATTGTAGAAGAAGAACTAAGAAATGCTCACCCTTGCATTGACCGCCTTGATGATGTGCGTATTCGCGTGGTACTTGACATGGCCTTCAATATGGGCGTTCCTAGACTCCTTAAGTTTAAAAACATGTGGGCTGGAATACACGACGGCGACTACATTCGTGCATCCGCCGAAATGCTCGACTCGCGTTGGGCAACACAGGTAGGACAACGTTCGATTCGTTTGTCCAATGCTATGAAATCAGGAGAATTAAATGTCTAGCATGGAAGCGTTCAAAGCAGGATTTGGATTTGGTAAGAAGGAAGAAAAGAAGCTGCTTCCTAAACAGTTTCCTGTAGATGCTCCTTTGCGTATGCACAAAGAGTACTACGACCGGTACATTGGAAATAACTTTGCACAAGAGTTTTTACAGGATAAAGGAATGGAAGTTTCTGATGAATACGCGGCGGATTCTTTTTCCGACTATATTCAACTTCGAGGAATCGGTAAAGCGTACGGCGGCAAGGTTCAACCTCGCCATGCTTTAGGAAGTAGTGAGAAACCATAATGTGGCCCTACAATGAAAAAGAAGCGGAGTGGTTAAATGGCTTATACTGACAGTGATAAACCAGCAAAACAACCGAAGATTAAATTTAAAGGTATGGGTATAGACAATCCAAAAGGCTATACGGACCCGCCTCGTAAGCCTATCTTTGTACCTGACGAGCCTACCCCTCGTGCAAAAGAACTCATGAGAAAGGGAAAGCGCGTAGCGTTTACGTAATCATGCCTTTAACTACGAAGGGAAAAGACATCATGCAGTCGATGAAACGTACTTACGGAGGTAAGAAGGGTGAACAAGTCTTCTACGCAACAGCCAATGCTGGCAAAATCCGGGATGTTGAAGAGAAAGCGAAAGGCGGCAAAGTTGGAAAAACTCGCAAACCGTCGAAGCCTAAAGCGAAGAGCAAGAGTCGAGTTAATGAAGCTGGCAACTACACTAAGCCAAGCATGAGAAAGCGTCTGTTCAACCGTATCAAGGCTGGCGGAAAGGGCGGAAAGCCGGGTCAGTGGTCAGCAAGAAAAGCGCAAATGTTAGCGCAAGCCTATAAAAAAGCGGGGGGCGGATACCGCGATTAGCCATGCTTGCTGAGATAGCCGCCGCCAACGCCGCATTTGCAGTTATTAAGACGGCTATTCAGAATGGTCGCGAAATATCCGACGTGGCTCACAAAGTTGGGGATTACGTAAACGCTACAGAGTCTCTTCGTAAACGGGGTGAGAAGAAAAAGCGCAAGGGTAACCCTGACCTAGAAGAGTTCATGCACCTTGAAAAGCTGAAGCAGCAAGAAGAGCAGCTAAAAGAGTGGATGATTTACGCAGGTAGGCCGGGGCTTTGGCAGGACTGGCAGCGGTTTCAAGCACAGGCTCGTAAGGCTAGGTTGGCAGCTATTGAAGCCCGTAGGCGTAAGATAAGGCAGATAACTGAGATATGTATCTATTCTGTTTTATTTGCTTTAATAGGTTTGGGGGCAGTTGGTTTAGTCTTGTGGGCGTGGTATTTAAAGACCCTTTAGGTTGACAGAGTTACAGATTACTTGTATACTAAAGTATTTGGAGAAATAAATGTCTGTATCTAAACTCGCTATTGAAGCGTTGCTATACAAATATCATGCTGAGATGAAAGATGCAACATTTGTACTTAGCAATTACCTGAACAATCCTGCTGCCATCGGTGAACACCCTCAACTGCTAGATGAGATGGATGCTGCCCTAGATAAATACGTGACAGCACAAGACAAGTTCTCAGCACTCAGCAAACTGACTATGGAGAAGAAAGATGCCGATGAAAAAGAGCCAACGCTCTTTGAAGGCTTGGACTAAGCAGAAGTGGCGTACTAAGTCTGGTAAGCCGTCAACACAGGGACCCAAGGCTACTGGTGAGCGATACCTACCTGAAAAAGCTATCAAGGCTCTCTCCGCAAAAGAGTACGCAGCAACAACTCGCGCTAAAAGAAAAGCTACAAAAGCTGGAAAACAAGTCTCTAAGCAGCCGAAGAAGATTGCTAAAAAAACTAGAGCATACCGAAAGAAGTCATAATGCCTATAGCTGGTAATTCCAAGTTTTTTACAGAGTCTGTTTCGTTGACAACAACCAACGATACGGATATCTACGTCGTACCTGCTAACTTTTCTTCACATATTGAACATTTTTTTATTAGTAACAACAATAACGGTAGTGTTAGTTATACCTTAAAATTTTATCACGCTGATGATAATACCACCCACACTATTTTGGACAATCACGCGGTAGATGGTAAAACTTTTGAATCTGTATTCACAGTGGATAAGCCTATGTTTCTTCATGCTGGTGATAAGCTAATTGTAGCAGCAGATTCTGCAAACAAGCTGGTTGCAACCGTCAGTGCCGAAGAGTTCTTTGACCCCAACAGGTAAGCCATGACATATCTCGAACTAATCAATGCTGTCTTACGTGAAATCAACGAGGTGGAAATCACATCGGTAACATCGACACGTGGTATCCAAACTTCTGTTAAGGACTTCATCAACAAGGCACAACGCGATATCATCAACTCTGAGGTTGAATGGCCTTTCACGGTTGTTAGCCAGAGTTTCACAACGGTAGACGGCACAGCAGAGTATGCACGTCAGTCGGATGCTAAGACAATCGATTTCGACAGCTTTACAATCCAAGAGTCTGCAACTACCCCTGAACGTACGTTGCAGTTTCTTTCATTTGAAGAGTATTTAGAGCGGTACAACGAAATCGATACGCACCCATCGGGGGACGCTGAAGCGTTGCCAAAGTACGTATATGGTACACCAGATAATCAGATTGGTTTGTCTCCTGTGCCTGACGCATCTACTTACACCGTGCGTTACTATTATTACAAGACCACAACCGATATGATAGCCAACGCTGACGTACCTGAAGTACCAGAGCGTTTTCACGATGTCATCATCAACCGTGCAAGATACTACACACATATGCTTCGCTCAGATGTGCAGTTCTCACAGCTTGCACTGCGAGACTATGAGGGTGGCTTGAGTCGTATGCGTATCGAATTAATCAACAAGAAAGATTATATGAGAGCAGTTTAATGGCAGATACCTCGCTTCTTAGCCCGTTTGTTGTCCGCTTGGGCGGTGGCTTGGTATTGGATAAAGATACCTTCTCTATCCCGCCGGGTGCTGCTTTACAGCTACAGAACTTCGAACCAGACATCAACGGTGGTTATCGTCGTATTAATGGTTTTGAAAAGTACGATACGAACCAGATTGGCGGTTCAACGGGTACAATCCTTGGCGTACACATCTATAAAGACCAAGTGATTGCCTCGAAGGGTACTGCCGTATATAAGGGTACAGGTAGCGGTTGGACAAGCATCGATACGGGTCGTACCAGTGCTGGTCGCTACACGTTCGCAAACTTCAACTTCAACAACACCGATAAGGTTATCTGGTGTGACGGAGCGAACAGCCCATCATCCTACGACAACAGTACGGTTACCGACCTGTCTGACGCACCCTCTGACCCACAGTTCGTCTCTGTGTTTAAGAACCACGTATTCTTTGCGGGTATGTCTACCAACCCCCAAGAGGTAGTTTTCTCCGCACCCTTCGACGAGACAGATTATACTTCAGCCAACGGTGCGGGTAGTCTGAAGGTAGACAGTGCAGTAAAAGCCCTCAAGGTTTTCCG